CGGCAACCTCCCGGTGCTGGAACTGTTTGCGCGCGAAGATGACGAACATCCGCTGCCGCCGAACTTTTACACCTGGGGCAACCAATCAAAGAACACCGCCGAAAGCGCAGCGTGGGCCGACGCTGTATCGGAGCACACCTCTTCGCCTATTTCGGCGCCGTTCGACGATCCGACCTACATGCCTTCATTCAACGAATGGAGGACGCCGCTGGCGTGACGGAATGCCCAAGCAGGTCCACATCACCGAACACGCGCTGGTGCGTTATCTGGAGCGCGTGCGCGGTTTCTCGTTCGAGAAGGAAAAGGAAGAGCTGCGCAAGATCTGCGGCAGCATCGACAACGGCACCATCAAGGTCCACGGCCACCGCTTCGAGATCAAGAACGGTTCACTGATCACCATCGTTCCACCGGGAGTCAACGCGACGAAAAGAAAAGAAGTTCACGAGCGCCTGTCAGGGAGCAAATAGATGTCTCGCAAGAACCCTTTTCATACGCGCGAACACTTCTTCACCTACGACCAGGCCGTGGCGATGAACCTGCGCTTCGCCAGGGCGATGTTCGCGGCACGGCGGATCGGCAACGTCAATTTCAGCGCTGGCGTGGAAGTCAACGCGACGCCGCTGATCGCCGCGCGCATCCCGAGAGACCCGGACTGGTCGTTGATGTCGTCGCCTGCCGGAGCTCTCGCCGACACCGCGCCGGAAGAGCATCGGTGGCACGAGTGGACCCGATGACCGAGCGGGAAGCGCTGCTGTGGCTCTATCTGTATTTCGTATTCAACGGCGGTAGTTCCGAGGAAATCTGCGCCACGGCGCGTCAGATATTGGGGATACGCTGCCGATGAAGCGGCCCGGCTATTTCGCGGTGTCACGGGCGATCTTCGATCATCCGATCCTCGCCAAGCCGCGCTCGCGCCGCTATTCGCGGACCGAAGCCTTCGAATGGCTGTTGAGCCACGCCGCGTGGAAGCCGTGCGGCAAGCGCACTCCGCATGGCGTCGTGCATATGGAACGCGGGCAACTGGCGATCACCGAACGCGAGATGGCCGGAGCGTGGCGATGGCCCAAGACCACCGTGCACCGGTTTCTGCGGCTGTTGAATGCCGACGGCATGATCGCGCTTGAATTGGCGCGCTGTGGACCAAAAAACGGACCAGAAAACAGACCGCAATCAGGTTATGCGCTTTCTCTCATAACTATTTGTAACTACGACAAACATCAGCCGGTCGGCAAAGAGCGTTTCGGCAATGCGGACCAGAAAGTGGACCAGAAATCGGACCGCGTTCTGCCGCAACTGCCTGGATTGATTTACGCAATCGCCTCCCAACCAGACAAAACAATTGAATCAGAGTCCTTAAGAGTAGGCGGAACGATCAACAAGCGCAGACCCCGACACGGACAGCCGTGGCGCGACCTGATGTGGTGCCACTACGAGGCCGACGAATGGAAGGCCTTCGCGGCTGATTACGCGGCGGTGCGCGGCGTGGCTCTCTTGCCGGCGCGGTATCTCGACGGCTGGGGCAATTGGTTCGTGGCGCAAGGCGAGGCCTTCCGGCGCCGTTATGGGAGGTCGCGAAGATGACCGTCCCATTCCGTTCCGGCACCAAGCGTTTCAGCGAAGCGGATCGCGAGCACGAAGCCGCGCTCGAGCGCGAGCATGTGCGCAAAGGCCTGCGCCGCCGCTTCGCGCTGCGCAGCGGCCAGCGCTACGACGTGCCAGGCGATCCGAAGCTGGTCGAACTGTGGCGTCGCATGCAGGGCGAGCGCGCCGACGATTGACTGTGAAAAATACCTTCACGCGCCACAATGGCACGGTCAGCGTCGACATTGTCCTTGGCATTGTCGAGACAATGTCCGTAAGGCGAGCGCGCCGACCACTGATTGTGGAAAAGCCCGAAATCTTCCCAAAGCGCAGCGAATCACCAAGGGCTAGAAGCGTGAGCGCTCAAACGCTCCGCCTCCCTGTTGGGTACTGACGGGCGCTCGCGCGGACCTCGAACGTGCGGGCGTCCGCCTTTACGCGTGCGTTAATGTTTGGACTCGATTTGGACTCAAAGGTTATGGCGCTGACCAATCTCGATCACGAGCGCTTTTGCCAAGCCGCGCACCTGCGCATCTGGGCCGGCGAGAAAACCGTCGACGCGTGCGAAGCCGCCTATCGCGAAACCATCCTCGAAGAGGGCGCGGAATCGAGCGGCACGGCGTTCTCGGCCAATGTGCGCAAGCTCCGCAATCTCCCCGCGGTCAAGGCGCGCATGCAGCAGCTCGCCGATCATTCCGCCAAGCTTGCCGGCATCGATGCGGGATGGGCGATGGTCGAACTCAAACGTGAGTTGGACGCCATCGGCGCATTCAATCTCGACGACTTTCTCGGTCCCGCCGACGCTCACGGCAAGCGATATATCGACCTCAGCAAAGTGTCCCGCGAGCAATTGGCGCTCCTCACCGAGATGACCACCAAGGACACCAAGTACGGAACCGAAATCAAGATCAGGGGTCCGGACCGCTACAGCAACAAGCCGAACATCATCGGGCTGATGGCCAAACTCGCGGGCTGGCTGGCGCCGGAAAAGCAGGAGCACTCTGGCCAACTGACGCTTGAACAGATCGTCGCCGCGTCGATGAAGCCGAAGGAGAAGGCGGCGTGACGTGGTTCGATATGACGCAACATCTTCAGCTCCGGCAGATAGCGATGAACATCGCGGAAGCTAGCGGCGAAAGGCGCGGGATCAAATGGTCTGACGACGCCCTTCAAATGATGGCTTCCGGACGTGTTGCGGCGTTACGCGGCGTAGCAAAATCGTTTGAGCAAATCAGGGATGAGTGGCTCAAAGAGTTAGCGGCGATTGAGCAGGACGCAGCCTGACATGCAGGAGATCGCCGACCGCATCGCCGACTGGCGCGAGCATCCCGCGACCATGGTGCGTGAATTGTTCGGCGTGGAACCCGACGCATGGCAACTTGATGCGCTCGACGCGTTTCCGCGTTCGCCGCGGATGGCGATGAAAGCCTGCAAGGGTCCCGGCAAGACCGCGGTGCTGGCATGGCTCGGCTGGAATTTTCTGCTGACACGCCCGCATCCGGTGATCGGAGCGACCTCGATCTCCGGCGACAACCTCAAGGCCAATCTGTGGACCGAGCTCGCGCGCTGGCGCGGAAGGTCGCCGCTCTTGGAACACCTGTTCGAGCAGACCAAAACAGCGATCTTTTCACGGCAACATCCCAACACATGGAAATGCGAGGCCCGCACCTGGCCGAAGGATGCCGACGCGACGCAGATCGGCAACGCACTCGCAGGTTTGCATGGCGCGTACGTGATGTGGCTGCTCGACGAATCCGGCGACTATCCCAACGCCATCATGGCGAACTGCGAAGGCATTTTCTCCGGGGAACCGATCGAAGCGCACATCGTGCAAGCCGGAAACCCGACACAGCTCGAAGGTCCGCTTTATCGCGCTTTCACGGTGGCGGCCGATCTCTGGTACAAAATCGAAATCACCGCCGACCCGGATGATCCCAAGCGCACGCCGCGCGTCTCCGTCGAGCATGCGCGGCAGATGATCAAGCAATACGGCCGCGATAATCCGTGGATTCTGGTCTCGATCTTCGGCAAGTTCCCGCCAGCTTCATTCAATGCGCTGATCGGCATTGAGGAAGTTCGCGAGGCGATGCGGCGGTATTACCGCGAGCACGAGATCGGCGAGGCTTCCCGCGTTCTGGGGGTCGATGTCGCCCGCTACGGCAACGCCCAATCGGTCATTGCGCCGCGCTGGGGCCTGCAGATGCTGCCCTTCAAGAAATACCGCAACATCGATTCGACCCAAGGCGCCGGCCAGGTGGTGCGGGTGTGGAACGAATGGGGCGCCGACGGTTGTTTGATCGATGTGACCGGTGGATTCGGTGCCGGCTGGTACGACCAGATCATCCGGCTCGGCAAGTCGCCGATCGGCGTGCAGTTCTCGGGTACACCGCACAACAAGAACCGCTACGTCAACAAGCGCGCCGAGATGGCGTTCGACCTGGTCGAGTGGATCAAGCGCGGCGGAGCTCTCCCTGAAGACGACGGCCTTGCCGCGGCACTGACCAAAACGACCTACACGTTCCAGGGCGACCGTCTCATCCTCGAACCAAAAGAGGAAGTCGAAGAGAAGGTCGGCCAGACGCTGGACGAATTCGACGCGGCGATACTGACCTTCGCCGAACCGATCGGCATCACGGACAAACGAAGTCGCGCATTGCCGAAAACACAGCCAGAATATCAGCCGTTTGCCGAACTCGACCGCATCGTTAAGGCGTCCTACCGCAACAGCGCGATGGACGGCAATTACGATCCGTTCGCCGCGGGGAGGGGATGATGCCGACGGGACTGTACGACATCACCGATCGCGAGCCGGTCTTGACACCCGACGAGATGAACGCAGGGAGAGACCAATGCCTCGCGCAAGGACTCACGCATATCAGGGGTCCAAACGGCAAAGCCTTTCCACTGGCCGACTATCTCACGCTGCTCGGCATGCGCTGGCATCGCGCGGTCGCGACCTCACGCATCATCGACGCCATACGGGCGGGCTATTGCAGCGTTGACGTGCCGACCGCGCCGCCGACCAGCAACGCGCGGCATTGAGGAGCATCAAATGATAATCACCGACGAGCCAATGCCGGGCGTCCAGCCCGTAGGTAGTTCACTGCTGTGCGCCATCGCAGTTAAAGGCGAAACGCAAACGCTGCTCTCGCTTTATTTCCGCGATGAGGATGTTGCGAGGAAATTCATTCGCTCCATGATTTGGGAATACGACGAAATAATTTTGATCGAAGGAAAGACGATTGATCGTGTATGGCGGAAGGACAGCGCTAACGCGCAGCGCTGCCTCTATGAAACACAGCGCAATATGCGCCTCGCAGGAGAACTCGCGCCATGAGCTTTCTCGCGCCTCCTGCACCTGCGGCTCCTGCGCCACCTCCACCGCCGCCGAATCCGCCGACGCTTGCTTCTAGCGCGGTGCAGGACGCGGCTTCGGCGGCGCGTGCTGCTGCGGCGGCTGCGAACGGGCAAGGCTTTGCCAATACGCTCAAGACTTCGCCGGAAGGTGCAGCTGCGCCGGTGACAACCGGCAGCAAAGCGTTGACGGGGCAGTGACATGCGCCACGTCATGCTCGATCTCGAAACATGGGGCACTACGCCGGGAAGCGCGCTTCGCTCTATCGGGGCGGTTTCATTCGAATTTGGGGGGGCAGTTGGAGATTCGTTCTATCGCAACATCGACGAACAGTCGTGTCTCGATAGGGGCCTGACGGTCGATCCGCAAACGAACGCGTGGTGGCTTAGGCAACCGGAACAAGCGCGGGCTGCGCTCCTCGATAACCAACAGCCGTTGCTGAAAGTGGTCGTCGAATTCCATCGCTGGTTTTTGTTCGAGCAGGATGCACAATTTGTCTGGTCGCAAGGCGGTAATTTCGACGAACCACTCTGGGCGGCGGCGGCGCGTGCCTGCGGCGAACGCCTGCCCTGGAAATTCTGGGATGCGCGCTGCACGCGCACGATCTATCACGCCGCCGAGTTCGATCCGCGCTCGATGAAACGTGAGGGCGTCCACCACAACGCGCTCGATGATGCACTTTTCCAAATCGCATGCGTGCAGGAAAGCTACCGGCGGCTAAGCAAGAAACCGAACGCGCGTGGCAAATCTTTTGACGAACTGGCAGGCATGCGCTGATGTCCGACGTTGCCACCGCCAACTACGAGAACATGGGCCCAACGCTCCTGGCCCAGATGAAGGTCTCGACCTCGACGCGTCCGCAAGACGAACAAGCGGGCTGGCAGACGCTCTACAACCATCTCGAAGCGCGCTTTCAGATGCTACGCAACTGGCGCTACTCGTGGTGGATTTACTGGCGCGTATTGGCGGAATTCTTTCTTCCCCGACGATATATCTGGCTTGTGGTCGCCAACAAGATGTGGCGCGGCCATCCGATCAACGACGCCATCATCGATTCCACCGGAGCGTTGGCGGTGCGCACCTGCGCGTCCGGCATGTGGTCGGGCCTGACCAATCCAGCACGTCCGTGGATCAAGCTCGACCGCGCGTTGCCGTGGATCGAACTCGATGCCGACGGCAAGGCTTGGTACGAAGACACCGCGGATCGCGTCTACACGGTGCTGGCGCAGTCGAATTTCTACACCGAGATGGCGCAGGGGTTCCAGGATTTGACCGTGTTCGGCACCGCGGTGCCGATCATTTACGAGGACAGCGAGGACGTGGCGCGCGTCTACCTGCCCGCCGCCGGCGAATACTATCTGGCCTGCGGTGCGCGGCTGGAAGTGGACACGGTCAACCGCGAGTTCACCTACACGGTTCTGGAAATCGTCGAGTTCGCCGGCTTCGACAATTGTCCGGCCAACATCCAGAAGCTTTATCTGGAAGGCGGCGGTTCGCTCGATGTCGAATTTGTGGTCTGTCATTCGATCGAGCCGAATTTCCCGATCACCAAAAAAGGCAAGGGCTCCGGCGACAGCGTGATGCGCGTTTTGCCGGAAGTCTTCACTTGGCGCGAGGTCTATTGGATCAAAGGGACCAAATCGTCAAAACCTCTGGTCAAGCGCGGCTTCCTCGACAAGCCGTTCTTTCCGATGCGCTGGTCGAAGGTCTCGAACGATGCTTACGGCCGCTCGCCATGCATGGACGCGTTGGGCGACGACAAGCAAGTCCAACTTCAAACACGCAGAACGGCCGAATACACCGAAAAGGGCGTGCGTCCGCCAATGGGGGCTGACGCTGAATTGAAGAACGAGCCGGCGTCGATCATGCCGGCTCACAT